CCCCAATGTTGGCAAAGGCTTGGATAATCGCCCAAAAGTCTGCGCCATCGTTTGAGGAGAAAGTGCCTTTAACATTTTCCCATATAAAAAAACTTGGTCTGCATTCGCTAATGAGTCTAATTGCTTCGCCAATAAGTGAGCTTCTGTCCCCTCCAATACCTTTACGTTTACCTGCGAGGCTAAAATCCTGACAAGGACTTCCGAAAGTGATGGCATCAATTCTTGGTAAGTCTGCTCCTCGAACATCTGTAACTGACCCGACATAAGTTGCGTTTTTAAAGTTATTACTGTACACATCTATTGCGTACTTATCTATCTCTGAGAAGTATGATTCTACTTCGAATCCTGCTCGTTCAAGTCCTAAGTGGAATCCACCTATACCACTAAACAAGTCTAATACTCTCATAATATCCCTTCTAAATAATATTGGTCTAAGTCAGCAGCTTGTAAGAAGTATGTATCGTACACCTCTAATGCTTTTTCTACTTTCTGCTCTCCAGAATGGTAGAACTCCTCAGAACAATGATAGATCGCAATATCTAAACTCTTTTTGTCTAAAACAAGAAAAACGAAGTCTTTATAATCAATCCCGAATAAATGAGAGTATAAAAAGCATTGTACATCATAAGAATATTTCTTAGCTGAGTAAGGGAATGCTTTGATGTCGCTTGTACTTTTAAGATCAACGATTCGATTCTTACCAAGTACATCGGCTTTACCTCTGAATGGGAATCCTAATACATTATCAATCGCAGGTACTTCGAACTCACAATCTCTAATCAGCTCTACCGCTTTAGTATTTCTTAAAAACGCATCTGCCATTCGCTCTGCATCATTCTTCTCTTTTAGGGTAAATACCTTTCCGTGTTCTGCTACTGCTTCTTTATATGCTTTCGTGTTCTTGCTCTGTACATCTACAAATATCTGAGAAGAGAACACTTCTGGTTCAAGAATCGAGGTGTGGAATAACCACCCATCTCTTAGTGCTTGGCTCTCCTCGTTACCATACTTCGTTACATTGTAGTAAGTCTTAGGTGAGTCTAATAATAATTTAAGTGATGAAGAACTTAGTGCAGCACCCGATAGATACCCGTAGTAAAAGCTATCGTCATTCATCTTCTCTAATAGTTCTTGCTTATCCCAAACCGAACCATCTAATAAAGTAATACTATCCATTGATTAATCTGTTAATTGTTTTCTTAGCTCTTGACCACCATTGTAGTTTTCTGAACTGCCACTCAATAGGGTCGTAAGCTCTGATCTTTAATACTCCGTTTTCTAATTCTCTAACTATAATCACTCCCGATGATAGTTTAGTCATTCCCTCTTGTTTCATCTTCAAATCTGTTGTTTAATTCTATGTCGTCTAATTTTTCTTCTAATTCTCGAATCTTTAGCTGATAAACTCTCTTCCACGAGCGCTGCTCCGATATGATATCCTCGTAAGCATCTCTGTTTGTGTGTAGGTTGTGTACATAGTGGAAAATCTCTAAACAAGCAGAAATCATCTTGTCCACTACCTCAGAAGGTTTGTTCTCTTTCTGCTTCTTTAAGATACCAAGTAAGTACTCCATATTAGCTGCGTACTTCAAATCTTTGTAAGGTTCTAATCTATCGTACATCGCCATATTGCAGTCGGTGTTTGAATTTGACCTGTCTCTCGTAAAACTTGAATAGCAGTATTATCTTGATAATAACCTCTACCCTCTGTGTTTTTAATTAACTCGTCAGATGAAGTTTCTATCCAATCGAGTTTAGCTTTGTAAGTCTTAAAAATTTTCATATCTCTGTTTTAATTTTAGATACTGCAATATAGTAAACATTTGTTAATTACAAAACTTTTGACAAAAAAATTTAGAGATTAACTCTAATATTCATAAGGAGGTAAGTGTTTATCTTATCTATGAGCGGTTGGCTATGTATAAACTTTCCCTTATGATGGTACACAAAAAAGTGTGCTACACCGAATCTCTCCTTGTACGCCTGGACTTGTTTCTGGTTAAGTTCCTTTGCTTTGAGCTGATAAGGAGAACTCATATACTGATACGACTCAGGCTTGATCTGAATACCAAATAAAAGTTTTCCATTAGAAAACCCTTGCCAATCGACACAGTAATCTTTATCTAATTCGAATGGTGCTTTTTCAAAATCAATGTTAGGGAAGTAGTCTTTGAGATTGTCAATACAATTAATCTCTGACATCATTCCGTTCCAAGTCTGACCGATCACCCTGTGAAAGACATACTCAGTAGCAGTATCTAAATCTATCTTGTACTTCTCTTTGATGAAGTTAGAAGCATTAGTTAGGTTCTGGAGTTCGACTCGTGCTAAGTAGTACTCCTCCCATCCCTTTTTAGTTACATTACCATCTACTGAAAGAAAGTAATCATCTATAAGCTCCATACATCTACCTACGAGTTGAGGTTTAAAGAACGAGCCTATTGATCTATCCCTATTAAACTCTTTGTAGAGATAATCGTCTATTGGTGTATCGTATCTTACTTTCTCCATTGTACGGCACATACTGCTAAGCGTTGAGCATTATTCGGATATTCTTTAATCATAATGTCATCTCGCATACATCGTGCAATAAACTCATCTCTTTGTTCGTTTGGTTTCTTGGTAGGTAGTGGCATAATTATTTATTTAGGTTTATAATCGCTGCTTGAGACTCTTCTAAAAGATATACTCTCTTAGGTCTCTTATTCTGTTCCCATAGGGTAGTACTTGGGCAATCTAATTGTATCGGTTCTGGAAGCACCAAGCTATTAAGCCAAAACATATAGTTCGCTTTAGGGTCGTTTACAAAGTACAGTTTAACCACATCTTTAGGAAGCTGCATCATCTTATCGTACTTATACTTTTCTAACATCTTAGTAGGATAGTATTTATCCCTAAACTTCATTTCAATAATACACTTATTACCCTTAGGAGTAATTCCTTTAGCATCATAGTGTTCAAACTCTCCACCACACCACTCTAACTGCCATCCATCAATACTAAGTATGTTTACTATTGCTTGTTCTAATATGTGTACTCTATCTATTGTCATTCAGTTTATCTAATTGTCCTATTATTTCTCGTATCGTACTCGGACAAGCACAAGGTACTTTATGCTTCACTCCGTAGTATTTAGTCATCAGATCAGCCATTACAGTTCTTTGATAGTAAGTAGCCGTCCGTTTAGGTTTAGCTTCTTGCCATAACTCAAAGTCCTCTTCACTCATCGCACTCCTCTTTGCAGGTTAAACAATTAAGAAAAAGCTCTCGTTTATGACATCCGCAATCGTCTTTACCGAATTGTCTTGCAATCCAGAATGCAACTGCATACGCATTACCAAAAGTAAGCAGCTCAGTAATTGCGTGTACCATCGTTCCAAGTTTAACATAACATCCTATACTCTTTAGTATTTTCATAGTTTACTTTTTAAATACTTCTTTACTTTCTTGTAAGTGTTGTATAGTGAGTAGTAACTGATATTGGTTTTTCTACTCAGCTCTGAGATACTCTCTCCGTTCTCTACAATCTCGAATACCTTTCTATCGTACCAATACAACTCTTCGAGTGCATCTAATATCTTCTGATACTTCACATCGTAGTTTACCTCTTCTTCTTGTTCCGCTTCTATTTCTTCTAAGACCTCTCCAGAACGATTGTCTTTTCGCTTGTGATCTAAGAATAGTGTTGTAAGCGTCCTAAAGATATAGAAGTGATTTACATCATCACCGAAAGAGATATCCTTTCCGTTAGCTACTAACTTACCGATTTTAAGATACATCTCTTGCACGATATCCTCTGCGGTATCGGAGTTACATCCGAAGCTTTCTACGATGTTACACCAATCCTTATGTCGTTTAAATAACTTCTCTAAGATTTCCATACATTGACGATTAGTGCAAAGAAGGTTATCAAGATTGTGTGTCTTTCAAAAAACTCTTCTTCGTCTATTTCGTCTGTGTCTGGTTCTAATAGTGGATTGTAGTACAAATAGCCTAACCCTAACCCATAAGCAGGTACGAGTTGGATATTCACTTGATACTCTCCGAATTGAATAATCATATTTAATTGGTTAATTGTTGTTTTATCTTTTGTACGAGGTTTGTACCATCTATTGAATAACCCACATTGTTAGGTACTGATCTAAGTTGTATTCCCTCGTCAAGTGGAGTAGGCTTACCTCCAGAATCAATATCCTTTATTTTTTTTATGTGTAAGTGTGAATACATCCAATCAGTAGGATGAGCCAAGTAACGATGAATCACAAGGAAGTCATCAGCTCTATTGATAAACTTACCCCCTCCTTCTACATCACTTGCCATTGGTGGAATAGGATGTCCTGCGTATGGATGAGAAGCCGTATGTTGCTTTCTAAGTGCTTCTGTATTAGCGTGAGTGTTTAGCCATATCGCACACTTGTTCTCGGTACAGAACTGTCTAAACTCAGTTGTTGCTAAGTAATCGTATTCGTGCTTACCTAACTTCGCAGCAGCTACATCGGTTACTAAGGAGTTATAAGGGTCTATCAAAAATCCATCATAGTTAAACTTCTTCTTAACCTCCTTAGCTTCCGATAGTAGTGTCTTATATGTGAACATTTCACTTGGGTCGATGATCTGAATATACTGAGCCAACATTATCAGTCTCTTGCGCATCTCAGCCTCTGGAATCTTATTAATAGGTAATCCTGTATCAAACTCAATTAGTTTTCTATACAAAGAGTAGGGTTGATTCTCAGAGGAGAAAATCAGCCACTTAATCTTATGCTTTAGCGTGTATAGAAACATTAAGTATAACATCGTTTGAGTCTTACCTGTATTAGCGTGTCCAAGTATTACTGTGAATCCTTTTTTAAATCTGAAGTAGGTATCTATCTCTTCGATTCCTAACTTGAGTCCTTCTTTTATTTTGCCTGTTCGTATGTCGTTTAGTTGGTCTAATGTCTTTGCTATGTTTACTATCATTGGTTGTCTTTTGTCTTAAAGATAATAAAAAAGGGGAGTAGTCAGCTCCCCCTTAAATTAAAACGGTAGGTCATCATCTCTATCTGGAGAGTATGCCTCTACGGTTACTTCCGATTCAGCTCCTGCTATCTTCCATCCTTGAATAGAGTTGAAGTACTTTACTTCGCCTTGTGGTGATGTCCACTCTCTACCTCTTAGATTGATAGCTACCTCTACCTCATCTCCGATATTATAATTACTTAGAGCTTCACAGTTGTCTTTAGTGAACTCTACTAAGATATCTTGTGGGTACTTCTCTTGAGTAGTTACTACTAAGTCTCTTTTAGTAAATCCACTACCGAAAGTCTTAGTGCTTCCGATTACTTTGATCTTTCCTTTAATATTCATACTATTATTATTATCCATTATTGATGAAGTTTACAAAATTTCTTGCGGTATTAATCACATCGTTCTCAGATGTATGTCCGTGTGCTTGTAAAGCGTGATAGTCAATCGCAGCTTTAATCATCGACTGCCTAATGATATACGTTTGCGTATCTTCTTTCTTGCTTTGCGTATTCTGAGGTGCAGAATAGTTGCCTTGTTGGTAGTTGTTTTCTCTAACGACTTTTCCTGTTTGGTTACTTTCATTTTTCTGGTAAGTTAGATTCTCGCCTACTTGTCCTTTAAAATCACCTACTGCTAAGAAGCTTAGGTTGTCTCCATTTGCAAAAGTAACTCTGTACTTATTAAATGTTCTCTGTCCGTTTGACCACTCTCCATTAGGAGCGATCGTAGTAATTCTACTTGTTAATTGCATCTTGTGCTTGTTTTAATTGATATTCTAAATTTAATTTTTCGATGTTCAGCTTTTCGACTTCTCTTTCTAAGGCTTCTATTCTTGCTTCTTGGTATGTTAATCTTTTGTTCTTCATTCCAATTACTTCGAATAGTCCTGAGGTGTTTTCTTCCCTTAGCTTATCTAAGGATTGTAGTTGCTCTTTAAAGGAGCGTTCTTCAAATTGTCTAATTGAGTCCATTGTCTAAATTCCTAAATGATTGTCAAATATTTCGTACTCGGTAACCGATGGTTGAGTAAAGATATCTAAAATAATCTTTCCCTCTTCTAATCTTAGCTCGTACTCACTCTTTCTATAAAAGCAAGTGCGATTAAGAATGTCCTCACATATCTCTAATGTGATTCTGCTCTGATTGTAGAGTGTCTTAGCATCTACCTTAATTGTGTTTTCCATTTGTCTGTGATTTGATTTTTAACAAATATATAAAACTTTCTGATATAGCAAAGTAAATTGCAAAAAAAAGAGGAGCAACTTTTTACGGCTACCCCCCTTCACAGACAAAGACAGAATTAAGACTCATCTAATATAAGCCTATTTGTTTATTTATTTTGATAATCGTTTCAATTCTTTTTGATAATGCTCAATCATTTCATTCAGCTCGTGCGTAGAGAACTTTACGATCTCTCGTGCTTTCTCCACCATCGAATCGGCAGTACCCTCTCCGTAAGTTCTATCCAGAAACTTAGAGTACTCATACTGCTCCCCTTGTGAGAATACATTACACTTAGGGCATTGTGGATGCACATTAAGCTCATCCCATCGTGTAGAATAGTGTTTACGGGATTGAAAGTGTCCTGCTTGGATTTTCTTAATCTCGAACTTTCTCCCACAGGTACAACAAGTACAAACTCCATTCTTAGCGTGTTTAGTTCGTATGTAAAGAGAAAATATAGTATCTAACTTCTGTACTATCTTAGATCGTGAAGGTTTCTTAGGAGCAGGTACTTTGCTTCTATTGGGCTTTCTTCTTATCATCTTGGGTTCTTAAACAAGCAGAGCCTAACCAGAAATCTATCTCTCTTACTGCTCTGTAAATAATGCGTGAGTTCTTCTTAGTTTCTTCTACTTCACTCTTAGTACTATCAGTACCTAACTCTGTGTACATCTTACAGTCTATCCTAAATAACTCATCTACCTTTTCTCTATCACTAAGTTTACTCTTTACTACTTGGTCAATTTGTTCTCTTAGTGTCATAGTTAGATTAAGATATTAAGTTATGCTTTTATAGTTTGTTGGTTCACAAATGGGTATAGGTTGCCCTACTTTACCATACCCAAGTTATGCTTCCACAGATGTCGGACACATTACGGGTGAGTATCTTTAATAGGTTAAATACTCTCGCTAATTCCACTACTCCTATGTAGTACAGACCCTCGTTTAGCTTACGGTTGAGGTAGTGCTATGTCTGCTCCCCATTCTTGCACCTTTAAGTTTGTAGCCGAACCGAGTTGTTAGACGCATAAGCTACAAAGCCAAATATAAACTATTTTTGATTATCTTTCATAGAAGTACCAAAATAATATCCAAAGATACTTAGTGACACACCTTCTACGATACCTATAAGATGATAGAAAAGTTCTTTATTAGTTTCAGGAATATCTAAAGCAAGAATCGCCCAGATAATAACTCCAAAAGCTCCAAGACCTACTAACCCTGTGATGTTGAATAGCCAATCGTTCTTACCTGCCTTAGCGATTTCTATTTCTCTGTTACGAGCTGAATCTCTATCTGCTACCTCAGCATTATAAGCCTCTACTACCCATTTCTTTACTTCTTCTCTTTCTTCAGGTGTTAGTTCCTCATCGTTATCAATAAGGTTCTTTACAACTCCTAATAATCCCTCATCAGGTAGTAATCCCGTAGCTTTTCCAAGTAGCTTTCCTACTTTAGTTTCTTTAAATGGTTTTTTCATTAGTAAGTCCAAATTGAATTAGGTTTATCAGAATCCGTATCGCAATGAATAAAAGTATTAGCTATTCCTATACGAGTAAATCCTGCTTCTATAAGTGCAGAAACTATTTTAAGCCTATCTGAGCCACTTTCACAAGCGATGTCTGCTGCAAGTCCTTTAAGATGTGAAGAGTTCTTAGAAACCTTATAACCTTGCTTCTCAAGCCTCTCGATGTCCGCTTCTATTCTAAATCCGCTTGTGATCTCAAAAGGAATACCTGCGATGTGTCTTGCTTGGTTAAGAGCATATAAGAATCCCTTATCCATCAACTGACCGCTACCTTGTTGCAAAGGAGAGTCGAACTCGTGATATTTAAAGTAGTTAATCATTAACCAATTCTCTTAATCGTTGTATATCTTTTCTTACTCTTTCTCTTTCAAGTTTGAAGTCTATTACCTCATTCTCTAAGACTCGAATATCAGGGAAGATATAAGTGTTCTGATTGTATCTCAGGCTCTTTAGCTCATCTTCATTATCTGCGATTCGATTCTCAAGCCCAAAGTATAAGTACACCGCAGTACCCACTAAGATAACTATCTGAATGAGCCACTTAATGTTAATTGATAAAGAAGAGTCATCATTTAGCCTTGTCATTAAATTTGTCTTTTATCTCGCCTTTTACATAATAGTACACTTCCTTACCTAAGAGTCCAAAGAATCCCCCTATTAAACCAATAATAGCTGCATTTACAAATCCAAGAAGGCTTACCGATGTCGCTGCGGTGAAGATATACCCTGCAAAAAAACTTATCTTATTGTCTATACTCATAGTTTAAAGGGGACTATTCGTCCCCCTCGATTTCTACAAAAGAGCCATCCTCTAAGTTTACATTGATCTTACCGTGCTTGTCCTCAATCTCTACTTTTAATTTCTCTTGCTCTGCTTGAATGTTTGCAAAAGCGTGTAGTAGATTGTGCTTCTGGGTTTCCAGAACACCAAGATCGTGTAAGATTGCGTTCTTTTTAGATTCTTGCTCTCTTAATTGTTCTACAAAGTTTTCTTCTAATTGTGGCATAATATATAATTTGCTACAATATACTAATTATTCAGCTACTAAACTGATAGTGTGATGCGTAGGATTAGCGATAGCCTCTAACTTAGCATCAAGTCCTGCTTTAAGACTTTCTACATCAAGTTTAGCCTCTAACCAAGCCTCTACATCTGCTTGTGTTAAGTCTTCGTGTGCTACGAATGATTCTGCATCAGGTGCTTCAAGTCCTACTGAGCCATATACATCAGCGATATTACC